ATTCTAAAAGTTAATCGTTTTTTGAACCAATGGAACGAGAGCGTTCAAGAAGCGCCCGCTTCTTATCAATCTCGGAAAGAACAATTGGAGCAGACACTCCATTTTCTTCAATTGAGATAACAGCCATGGCCAATCTCCGCATTAATTCAGGTGGAAGGGTAACACCAATATCCGGATTAGAGTTATCAGGAGGAACCGAAAGCGACTTATCGACAGATCCACCCGAGGAGAAACCGGCCATCCGTGCCCGAATCACCTGATTAAGATCAAGTGTACGGATAGTACCGGCTTGCTGGGCCTGATCGAGTAGATTGAGTATAGGAGCAACCGTGGGATTCTCAACTGCAGCATTACTTGCCACCCACTCCCGAGACTGACCGACCGGTCCCTCTCCTACTATTACCGTGGGACGATCTATGAAGCCTCGGGCATCAGGATCGTAATCAGCACCCGGAAAGAGTTTACCATCCTGGGCACGACGGACATCAATTTTACCACCTTCCTGGCGACCAGTTGCAACGCGAGCTCCACCCTTACTGGAGGAAGAGGATCCGGACAAGGTCATGTTCTTAACCTTCTGACGTTCGGCATTGGCAGATGCTATCTGAGCTGCACCGGTAACCCCCATCAGGGCAGCAGCTATCGCACCGGCAATGGGACCAAGATCGGCAAAGGCTTTCATTATAGAGACCGAGGTATCCGCAATGATCTGAGAGACTTTAATAGCAAAGTTGATATCGGCATACTTCTTCTGGATATCGAGCTTCTTCTGAGCTTTCTCTTTCTCGAGACGCTCCACTTCCTTTGAATTGCCCTGAGCTGCTTCGATTTCAGCATCGTACTGAGCATCGACATTATCCATTTCTGCTTGCTGAAGTGCCTGGACCGCCCCGGAGAAGAGATTGGAGTAGTAGTCGAATTGTTTCTTAAATGAATCACGCTTCAGATTCTGAATAGCCTTCTGATATTCTTCTTCTTCCAGATAACCCTGTTCGTGAGCACTCTTCAACTGGGCAAGCTCGGCATCGAAACGCTCCTGCTGAGTGGAAATGCCGTACTGATCTTTAATAGATTGAATACGTTGTTGATGATCCAGTTCAAGTTGTTCTTGTGCACGATGATAGGCTTCAGTCAACTTAGTTGAATCAAGATTTTCCTCTTTAGCCATTTGTAATCTGGCTTGATAAGATGCTTCAAGAACCTTTTTCTGGGCATCATAATCTTCATCAACAGTAGTTACTTTAAACTGAGATTTGAAATCCTTAATAAAGTCATCCAGTTTCTGTTGCTGGGCAGCACGGGCATTGGCAGCATTCTGATCAGCGGTCATCACCGCTTCATTTGCCTTCTTGACAGCATCGGCTTTGAGTTGCCCATTCTTCAGCTCCAAGTCGTTTACATCGTTGAGATAACGCTGTTCGATAGCTAAGCGGGTTTCGGTACTGGCAACATCAAGAGAAGACATAAGCATATCATATTGCTCTTTCGATATCTTCTTCTCGGACAGGGACTTGGTGTAATAGAGTTTATAAGCTTCGGTCGTACTCTTTTCCCTGGTTAAATCATCGGAGCGGAGTTTCTCAATAGAGGCAATGGCCTGCTTCTCCATATTGACTTCGATATCCAACAGTTTAGATTTGGCAGTAACGATCTGATTCTGGTATTCAGCCTGTTTAGAAGACTTCTTCTCGTTCTTTTTAAATTTCTCAAGAGCAACGATACGCTTCTCGTAGTATGCCTGATCTGATTTTAATATGGCCAAGTTAACTTCACTCTCTTCCTGCTGTTTCTCCTGACCGGCTAACCGGATCTGGTTGATTTCGGCATTGTGAGTTGACTCGAGGTTCTTGAGAGCGACTGCGTTCGGGTCTGACTTGTCTTCTGTAGCATTGGTTTTCGGAAAACGGGTGTCGTAAACTTCCTGGGCTATTTCCTTGTATTGATCGGCAGCATTCTTTTCGTCCTTGAGCCAAGCTGATAGCATGGATTTATTCATTTTTGTGAAGCGTTCCCGGGCAGCAGTAGCAGCGTCCGTAGCTGCAATTTCTTTCTGCACCATTTTCTCAATATCGGTGCCGGTAAGTCTATCAAGTTCGGCATCAATTCCTTGTAACTTTTCTCCCAAAGCAGTTATTTGCTTAGAATATTCATCCTTTTCGAACTCTGTCAATTGATGTACACCTTTATCCTTACTACGATAAGCACCAGTTCCCCCAGCCCATATTGTACCTCTATCATAAATAAATTCTAAGTCTTTTTTTTCCTTTTCAATTTGTTTTTGGCGAGCTTGAAGTTTCTCAATTTGTTCCTTATTAATATAATTTAAACGGGCTTTCTCCACTTTTAGAAACTCACGAGCTTTGTTTGTATTAACAGATATTGCTCTACCATACCGATCCCACCCTGTAACAGCAGATGGTACAATACGAGCAATATTTTCAATAAGAGAATTCAGTTCTTTCTGCTCTGTAGCATTCAGATGAACCTTACTCTTCAATTTATCGTACCGGTCAATCAAAGAAGGAAGGGTCCTTTCAAGAGATACTACCTTTTCGAACTGTTCGTCAAAAGTATCGGAAAGAGGTTCTATGGCTTTAGATAAGTCTGTAACAAAGTTCTTCATCCAAGTAATTCCCTTTTTGAAGAACGACTCCATCCGCTTGCCAAGTTTATTATAAAAGCTGTCAAGCGTATCACCCAGATTGGACTGCATGCCCTCAAGTTCCTTCATCTGTACAGCCATGGATCCGGCAACACCATCGAGCTTTCCAAGCGACAACAAATAGTTTTTAATAGCTTCTTCTGAGTTCTGAACTTCAGTTGTAACACCACGGAAGGTATATTTGACCGTATTTCCATTCTTACTTGCTTTAATACCGAATTCCTTCAGACGCTCGTTCTCTCCGGTCATAGCATCCAAGATGGCCTCTATCAATTGATCAACGTCCTTACCTTGAGAAGAAGCAAGGTCACCCATATTAGTAAGTTCGTCACTGGTGGGCTTAATGCCACGGTTGACAAGTTTAATAAAAGCTTCGGTCCACTCCTTCAGAGAAGCAGGAGTATCAGCAGCTAACTGCTGGAGCATCTTCATTGCTTGAGCAGCTTTCTCCTGGGAACGTAGTGTATTGCGAAGAACTGCTTCGTACTTAGCAAACTCTTTACGTGTTGAATAGGCATTGGCACCGATATCCTTCAGGTAACCGGCTAACTTCACTGTGATGAAAGCAACAGCTATCGCCTTCAGTTTGGATAATGCTGATTTGGTGACATCAAACTCCTGAGATACTTTCTTTCCAGAGTTCCTAAGCTCGTCCATCCGGGAACGCACTGTTTGTAAATGGCTACTGAGTGCGGCATACTCTTCCGGATTGGCAGCCTCCGACATATCTTCAAGTTCAGTGGTAAGCTCCTTAGCGAGCTTCTTTAGCTGGCGCATCGACATAGCATTGACATCGAGCTGCCGGGTGAGCCGATTAATCTTGTCATTATTCTCGGATATGCGCTTAGAGTACGCTGTGACCTCTTTTTGAAGGTTACGATAAGTGTCAGTTTCTTTTTTGCCTTGGGCCTCGAGCTCGACCATCGCCTTCCGCCTCTCCCGCTCTTCTTTTTTAAGAGACTTGTTTTCCTGAGTCAGTGCATGAACGGCTTTCTGGGCTTCGGAACTCTCTGCCGATATGATATAACGGATTTCGTCTTCTGATAAATGTTTCTTAGCCATGGGAATTAACTGTTAGATGTTTCATATTGAAGTGCCTGCTCCAGTTCCTGGCGGATTGAGTTCCGGATCTCGTCATTGAAACCGTATCGGATTTGCGGAAAAGTCTCGTGATAAAGAACTCCCCAGATAGCACGATTGTAGAGAGCCAGGTTACTGCGAATGTGACGAGAGATACGATCGGAACCACGACGATAATTAATATCAAGGAAACGAAGGTATGGGAAGATACGAATGAAGAATTCTTCCCTGGAATCGGACTCAGTAAAACTAAAAGGTCGTCGGCTGAGATGTGCTTTGAGCTGTCCGGATTGGGTTTTTAGGTTGACCTGGACAACATTTTCCTGAATGGCATAAATTTGGTTTATACCCTGGGAAATAGTGTCATGAATAAAACGTTTTCTGATTAAATCGTCAGTAATCATAGTGCGCTGAAGTTATTTTTCAGCGAATGTAGGAAGGGGATACAGGAGGGGAAAGGACACAAAAAAAGCCGGGAACTACCGACCGGCTAATCTTTTGTGTAACGGAACTCAAACGATGGTAGTTCCCAGGCTTCTTCTATTTATTACTACGCTCCTGAAGCATCCAGCGGAAATCGCATCCGGATGCTCCCGGACGGTTTTGGAACTTGAAGCCGGCAGCAGTCATTGCCTGGAAGAGTTGTTCCTTCGTAATATTGGCCGAAGGATCCAGACGTTTGATAGCGGTATAGACTTCATCGGTAGAGAACCAATGGGTGGTATGACGAGCGTCCGGAGCCGGACGATAGGTTGCTTGCAATCCAGCTATGTAAATGCTGATATCGGTGATTTTCTGTTCTTGATTATCCATGATTTATAGGTTTTTTGAAAGATGATATATGTTGTGCAAGATAACGAAGGTTACGCACAATACGGAGACAATCCTTCTCTGAGTCTAAAACGGCTGGAATATCTTCGGCGATGACGATGTCTATAACCTCGTTAATTTGCTTCACTGTTTCATCAACATAGTTTTCTTGCTGAAGAAACTTAATGGTTTGAATGGCTTCGGGAGTTATAATCGCTCCATCAACATTAGTGTTCATGGTCAACCTCCTTTTCTTTTTTAAGTGCACCCTGTAATAGAAATACCACTTCTTCAGATTCTTCACGATTGAACGCTACAATTTCGTTTCCATCAATCTTGATTAAAAATAATTCAGATTTGCCATTGATCCGATAGGTTTCAATCTTATCGACAGCTAATTCCTTGCCTGAAGTCATGATTGACCTCCTTTCTGACTATCAAGTAAAATGGTCTCCTTAGAATTATCTTCTGAAAATGCGTATGTGCTTTTTACGATGCAATAATTGAGATTAAATACAGTATCAGGACATCCACACGACATTACCCTCGCAGAGATGCAACCGGAAAATTTACTGTTATCACCACTGAAAATGATTGGTTTAAGTTTAGGATGTTCAGCATTAATTTCATTTACCTTAGCTTCAATTTCCATTTTCAAGGCATCGAGAGAACATTCATCCAAGATAAGAACGTGTTCGAACTGCCGGATCCAGTCAACGAGTTTCTTCCAAGCCCGGTTTTTAGGTGAGATGATAGAAAGACTGCTTGTGAAATACATCATGACTGACCTCCTTTCTGCATGGAAATGGTTAAATACTGACCTCGAGCGAGGCGGATGGAGGTGGTACCGTCATCGGAACGGTTAACGAAAAACTCGCTACCTTCTTGAGATAGCATGCCTGAAAGCTCACTTAAGAATGTTTGGAGCTTAGATACCGGAACTTTGCCGGATTGAGTTCTTTTTTTCATAACTGTTTGACTTTTAGCTTTTTGTTGAGAACCGCCCAACAACCGGAAATACAGAAACGGCTGCACATTCCCGCTTCGCTAAAAGTCAAACAGTTGTCACTCCGTAGAGCAAAAAAAGTTTTGGGAAAGGCAGCCGCCATTTCATTATGTATTTCGAATCATTTTCTTGATGCCAAGAAGATGATATATGGGCATAAAAAAAGCCCAAATTCGTATTGAGCACTTAACGCTGCTTCTACGTACATGACAAACATGCTTGACTTTTAGCTTCTGCAAAGATGGGGATAAAATTTGAAAAGTCAAAAAGAAAATAACAATATTTCTCCCCAAAAAAGGAGTAAAAGTTTCGTATAGTGGTTTTTTTATTTATATATTTGTACATATAATCTTAAAATCTTTCAATTATGAGCAGAAACATGCGTGCATTAATTAACGGACAAATCATAGGTATTGATAACCATAAACAGGGTGATGGTTCTCCAATCGAATTTAAACCAGGCATACACATACATAAGAGAATGAACAAGGATACATATAACGGAGCAAATGTATTTATTCCCTTGGCATCAGATACTAAAATGAAAATAAAAATAAAAGGGAATGCTAAACAGGAAGCAAGATTAAAACGAGAAATCCTGAATGCTTTTGGAGATAGAGACAAACGAATTGCTTTTGTGCAAGATATGTTAGACGAGCTAAATAGGAAATGTACCTTTAAAGACGAATCAGAGAAACTATGTTCATATTTGGATAGCGCAAATAGAATAGCTAAGCACTTTGATTTAAAAGAAGCCGACAACTCTATAAAAGACACAAAAGAGATATTCGAAACATTACATACTGATGAAAATGGTAATCCTTATTATTTATTACGTGATATAAAAGGGAACAGTATCTATATTGGAGACTCAAAAGATATCGTTGAGAATTGGGACAGCATTGATTGGAATAGTTTTTGACCTCCAAAAACGGTTGCCATTTTCCATGTCGTCAAACAATGATTCGTAATCCCAAAGGCTTAAGAATTGGAAAAGAGGGCAACCGCCATTTCATATTTAACATTTTTGTGACATCACAAGAATGACATAGTCATCGGATTTAGTAAAAGGATTTAATTCTATTTATTCTGTCGTATCAGTCCAGGAAGAACGCTCTTTTGCCAAATTATCCAAAGACTGAAACAATTCTTCGTCAATACTTTCTTTCACGAGTGTCCGGAAAGTCTTTAGATATTTTATATACTCCTTAGCCTTATACTTAGTTGGAATATCTTTTTTAATTATTGTTCCCCTAATCTGGCGTATTTGCTGATTTATGATATCAACGAAAGCAAGATTGTAACTCCGAGCATCAGAGGTTCTGATGTATCTTGACTTCAATTCTTCTGAGTGGTTTTTATCTAAATCTGCGTGCAAAACACGCAACCGATCCTTCATTTCCCTTGCAGCCTGAAGTAGGGTTCTTCTCCAATCCAATAATATTGTTATATCGGTTTCTTTGAATACATCATCCGATGTTATATTTAAAATTTTGTTTTCAACCATATCATAAACAAGCAATTAGTAGTAAAGATCGTCACCTCCTTTTTCATCTCTCACCTTTTCTTTATGCTTTTTTTCTTTTTTAGATTGATCATCGACCTGATCATCTTTAAAATTTCTACGAGTATAGATACCAGAATCCATCTCAGTATCTCCACGGAGTTCCTTACTTAACAAGTAATGATAAACATTTTGTTTAGACATACTGGAATTCTCTGTTACCACGTATGCTTGCTCAAATCTCCACCCGAACTGGGACATATAATTGAGAGCATCAACCATCGAGTTGAACTTGATTTCTTTCCCTGATTTGTCAACCAGAAACTTATCAGTACTACCAGTCCAGAAATGTTTGGCCTGACCAAAATCAATTTCAATTTTCACTTTGGTACCAGTGAGGTTACCAGTACCCACAATTTCACAATAAGCACGCGCAGGATTCCAAGGATCCTGGGCAAACGAACTGATGCTAAATAATAGCACCGAAATCAATAGTAGTTTTTTCATAATAAACATTACTTTTCCAATTTCTTGGAAATTATATATTCATAATTCAGCCAAAAAGGTGATTAATTGTTTCTATATCTTTTTTAGGGTCAGTAAAGTCTATTCCTACTTCATTTTCATTTATAAAATTCAACATAAAATCTTCGATAGACTTCTTATCAATATTAACCTTTATGATCTTATATATAGCATCATTTACTCTATTTACTTCTATCACTTTTACAGCAATAAGCATAACAAAATAGCCTAAAAAATAACTTTTGCGCTTCGGAGCCTTTGCCACTACATCAGAGAACTCCATTAAATCGAGGAATGAATTTTTATCACATGCTACATGTGCAGCGTATATTAAACAATTTCCCCAATAGGAACCATGAGTCAATATTGATTTATATATACCATTGCATCCTTCATCTTTGTCTTGAGTAGAATCCACAATACTATTTGCAAATCCTTCCTTTACATCATTATGTAAAGAAGAAACTTTCAATTGCAAATCATCCGTCCTATCTTGAATTACCACCATTGTAGATAAAAGTTTTTCTACTGATTCATCAAGATGAATAGCAGCTTTCTTCATGACCTCCGAGGATTCTACTATTTTAGGTGGTAACTCCTGTAGTTCTTTATGGATCCCATCTAAATTTCCAGTAAAAGACTCCATTTTCTCTACAGAAGTATCTATCTTAGTAGGAACAAAACGAATTTCATCATACAAATCCCTAAACTTATGCAATAAGCTATTAATTGATTCACCGGAAACAACAGTCATTATTATTGCAATTACAGAAAGGATTATTGATGTAATAGTCGAAGCAAAAGAAAATTGTTTCGACAATTCATCATTGTCGTAAAGAAGTAGAACAAACTGAAAAATGGCAATAATTGCAATGATAATAATTGCACAACATAAATAAATTCTTTTTTCCTTTTCGGCAATCGCTTTTTGTTCTTCCATAGTCACATTTTAATAAAGAAACAATAATTGTCTACAAAGTTAGACATTAATCTACTTTATAGTGCAAAAAATGTACTGAAAAAAAATACGGATATAAAAAAAGCCCTCACTTAGTATGAAGGCTTCTTCTTTTTAAAGATACGTTTTTAAAAGCGATGCTTCCTCAAGAGGAGAGCACTTTTCTTTATTCGTTCACTCAAATCAAGCAAACTATTTGATAATAAATCAATTTCTTCGTCAGTAAAGGATGCAGCCTTGTTGTTGACATGATATCCATTCATACGTTGACTAAACCAAGAGCGTGACTTCTGGAAGTATTCTTCCGCTATATAAGACCAAGTAACAGCAGGAACTATGTCGTTCAACGCTTGCTTGAAATCATATTCATCAATTAACGCTTGTGACTGATCAATTGTTTCCTGAGCTTTGTGCTGAAGAGATTCAGCATATTCTCGCACTTCCTCCTCTGTTTTATCCGACAGCGTTTGGGCTATCTTACCTCGGAACTGTTCCCGTTGCTCGTCAGTATCCAACTGGAGAAACTCACTCAACAAATTATCTATTTCTCTACTTGCTTCCATAACAATAAGTATAATTTAGTTTTTAAAGCACCCCCTCAATACATGAGGGGGTTAATGTTAACCTTTCAGTTTTTTGAGGAGAACTATCAACTTATCCAGTTGAATATCGATCAGCCTCTCTAACTCTCTTCGTGGGTATCCTTGCTTTAGCAATTCCTCCTCATTCAGAGCATAAAACAGCAAGCAGCGCTTTACATGTTCTATGTGAGCCTTTAGCTCTTCCTGATTGTCAAACATCGCTTTAAAAACGTAATGCAAATATAATAAACATTTGTTTATTAGCAAAACATTTGCAGATAAATCTGCTTTCAAATTGATTATTTAACACTTACATAACCCAATACTAATAAATCATCCAAGAAGTGCTCCGTTGAATCGGCACGAACGGTGTTCCCGGACTGGTCGTGGTATCGATCGGCAAAGTGGTACATGTATTCCTGGTCGGTACATTCGGAATCGAAACGGCTGCTCTGACGGAGTTTGGTAACAAAATCGGTGGCACAGGTGGCGGTAATTGTACCGCCGTCCTGCAATGTGTAGGTCTTATTCATTATCTGGTAAGTTTTTTTGTTCTAAGTTTAAAATACGTTTTTTGGTCGTCGGTCAGGAAAGGCAAGTTTGCCAAGGCTGTTCCGGTGGCGATATTGGTCTGCTGAGCAAAGGTAATCATGTTGGCGATAAAGCGTATCCAATTTTCCATTTTTATGAAATTCGTCGTACCTCCATGCTGGCGAAACTCAACCGTACGATGGCGGGAGTAGGACTCAAGGTTCAGTTTGTGGTAGCGGTCGCCTCCGAAAGCATTCTGTAAATCTCTAAGGCTGCCGGCATTCTGAATCCGCTGTTCAGTTATGGATTGTAGCCCTCTGCAATAGTGGTTATTGCGTCGAGATGGAGGCATAAAAGCGTCAATTATACGTTCAGCTCTCCGGTAGGTAAGTATAAGGTTCTTCCAAGTGTTAAGGGTAAAGTTGGCAGCGTCCATGTGGATATGAAGCCCGCAGGAGTCGTTTACCTTTACCTCGCAATAATCAAGCACCCAGCAAACTTTCTGTAGCTCCCGAAGGCCGGCCTCTCCCTCAAGTATCGGGCTTACAAGTTCGAAAGTATTCGTTCCCGATAGGCTGCCATCTGTTACCAGTTTCCAATGATTGCGGGTATCGTGGTTGTATCCTTCGACTGCTACGCTTATACCGGCTTCCCTAAGTTCTCGAGCGAGGCGTTCGCGAGTGCAGTTATAGGCTTCAATCTCAACCCCAAAGCGACGGTTGAAAGCATAATCAATCTCCGGAAGGTTATTCGGTACTACTTGGTTGCCGGGCTGGAAGGTTCCGGCTTCAATCATCCGCTTGTAGACGTTTTGAACAAAACCGTAGTTTCCGTTGGTTACCAGGTCGGCAACCTGGCGGCGAGTTAAGCCTAAAAGAAGCAATTGCTGTATTTTGCTGGTCTTTGTTATTCTTTGGTTTAGAATGTTGGTAATTTGCTCGTTCATAATGCTTTATCCTTTATTATTATACAGCTAAGATAACACTATAAGTGCGAACGTCGTAGCGATTACCCCTTTATTATCAATCAGTTAGCTTTGTTTAGCTGAAGCTAAAAAAGGATAGAAAAAGGTCCGGAATATAGGGTTCCGGACCTTGAAAAAACAATTACCAGTTGAGTTGGTCCACAATATCTTGTGGTAAATAGTCATTTCCATATAAACAAGTGGCTATATAAACTCTATTGCCATCTTCACTTTGTGCCAATTCTTCACCGGCTTTCTTTTCTAATGGGAACTTGGGCTGATACGCAATATAAACTTCTGCTTCAGGATTCATTCCTTGTAATTCAATGATTAATTCTTCTACTGTCATAACGTTGTTTCTTTTATTATTATACAGCTAAGATAACACTATAAATGCGGACATCGTAGCGATTACCACTTTATTATCAAGAAGTTAGCTTTGTTTAGCTGAAGCTAAAAAGGATAGAAAAAAGCTCCGAATCTCACGATCCAGAGCTAATAAATATACTTCGTTTTCATTATTAATAATGAAAAAACTGTTATTGATACACAAATATACTATTTATGTTTTGACTTAAATATCAGCCAACAGACAATAATAATAGCCATTATCAGACCACCGAATGCCCAGCCACCAAGCTCCATCTTCATAGACTCCCAACGAGTTAGCTTCCTTTCAACGGGATAAGGCACCTGAACTGAATCAACCTTAACGAATGAATCCACCCGATTAATGAATAGGTACTTATACTGATATAGGTATTTATCCGCAAAAACGGTATCTCCTTTGGTGTAATACCGAACAGAATCCTTCAAGTAAACACTGTCGTGTTGTAAACGGTCAATGTAACGATATTCAGTCTTTATTTTCTCGACAGGCACATATTGAGTACGGCAAGAGGAGAAACATGTTGCTGACGCCAGCAAGATAATCAAGAGACAGACCGGAAGTTTCATAGTAAATCCCATCCCTGCTCGACATCCGCCATGACAGCCGGTAGACCATTTTCAACCTGGCTAATTGCAGCAGCAAAAGCACACATAGTAGATTTGTCGTTAATATCCGGAACGTACGTTGACGGAACTTGCATTTCGCTGCACACACGAGTGATGTATCCGGAAGTGTTGTTCTCGCAGGGAGGTGCCCAACGATTAATAAATTCAGCAATCGTCTGCCGATTGTGCAATCTACGGTAGTTCTGCAGTAACTTGATTAATGCCCGATAGCCATAAGCCATAGAGCTAAACTGTTTGAAACTCTTGTCCTGGCTCGGAATAACTTCTCCTTGCCATTTATCCCGGTCATGACGAATGTTGCCAGGATTGCAATTACGTAAACCTCTACTCATAATTAATAAGAATTTTACTTTAATATATCATTAATATTTCTCCCTAATTTCCTCTCCATTTCACCTCTGAGTTGTGCACGAAACAGCGATATAAAGGGAAAATTGGGAGCGATGATAAGTATACTGGCAGAGAAACTCCATACTTCACAGGCACCGGCAAGACCGGCAGCAACAGAAGTAACGGCTACACTGGCATGAAATATCTGCTCGATCATGTAAACCGAACAAAGGCAACTGGCATAAATGGCTACCTTTTTACACGTTTCTCTTCCAGCCTCGGAATAGGCAAACTCTCCTTTCTTCAGTGATACGGCAATACCCCACCCCAAATCAATAAGGACAAGAATTCCAACTACAGCAAAAGGATACCAAGCAGGCGCAAAGAAATGGGCTATAAAGATGACAACTGTTGATAACCAGCCATAAACAGTGCTCAGAATACGCTGAAGATGTTCAAAGAGTGATTTAATAATAATGTCCATATCTTTTCTTTTTTGACAAAATTACTATTGAAGTATCATGACCGAAAGGACGACATCCGAGCTTTGACATTGAACAGATCGGAACCATCTGCTTCAAACATCATGGTCCATCCGATGGACTTTAGCTCTTTGGCTACAAATGGGATGATATCAAGACTCTTTATGTTCGACCGGTTTAGCCAGGATACTTTTCCACATTCTGCATCAAACAGAAGATGGGCACGCAGGGTGTTCAGGTATTCAAGGCAAGTGTCTGAAGAGATCGCTTCTTCTACAAGATCCGAGGAGTCTGATAGTTTCATTGCGATTGTGGCCGCCAGCTTCTGGGTATCTTCGATTGAGTTCCTGTTATCACTCCTGGAAGAGAACTCACCATAATCAATAAAGAGATAAGTCCCCACCAGAGTATCAATGCGGGCTTTAACCGACTCAAAAGACTGTCCAAAAACATACGACTGAATTGTAGGGATCAGCGGATCCGGCATAGCTAAAATGGTTTCTTGCAATTCGGCATATTGCGCATGTGAACTACTACCATTGTTAAAGATGGAAAGCACGCCCTCTCTTGAGGGATACTTTGCGAAGTAAGAGAATAAATCAAGTATCATAATATTTGGTTAATGATATGGAGTGGTAAGCCTGTTTCCTTCTCAATGTCCATCTTTTCCATTTTCATTGCACTCATGCTCCGAACGGTTTCAATGATCTTCTTCCGGAGGATAGTCAGGTACTTGATGACGTTCATCTGCTCGATGGCTGTAATGTCACCAAGTCCATCATTGCTTAGATTATACAGTGACTCCAAAGCACCGGTACTGATAGCACTACATTTGCCCTCTTTAGCAGCAGTCAGTAACCGAAAGTCTGTTTGAGTAAACAGGTAGTTGTTGAAAGCCTGGAAATTGAAGGCAATGGCCTGTAATTCGTCCTCTGGAAGTTTTGCGAATACTGTAGCCAACCGGTGAGCTCCTTCTGAAGTGTATGTACCTGGATAATACAGGATCGCTGCTAATAGTGGAAGCATGTCTACAGACTTACCTATCAGGGCACGGGCCTCGATGTATTGCAATGCCGTTAACGAGCAGGTCAGGACATTGAAATTGGTATCGATGGAATATGCTGAATAAATATCGTCATCAATAACCACTGCCGGAACCAGCTGCTTGCAAAAGCAACAATCAAAGGCAAATTTATAGTCCAAGCGTGAGAGATAGCGTGCGATGGGGAGACAAGTTAGTCTTTCCGGAGGAGTCTTTTTGCAAAGTTTTCTGGTTTCAGGATCCATTTCGCTTAAAGCCATATCGTTGTCCGGATACATAATGACGAATGGAAAGGTAACCTGTTCTGCCAGGAAAGCCAGGTTCTGGAATGATTCTTCTCCCCGGATCTTCTTTGGCTTCCACCCCATAACATTACACACGTAGTTTACTCTCACCATGACCGGTGAAAGTTCTCCCTTCACCATGCGATTAAAGTCACGGATCAGACTAATGAATAAATAACTATTTAGTTGGTCCCAGGAATTGGGAATATAATACGTATTCCCATGAACCATAAACTCTATTTTGTCTTTCATGGCATCATTATGATTTTGTCGTCCGGAGTATTAAATGATGTTTCTGTATCTACTATACCGGAATCGTTGTTAGACAACATAAGATCGATGTTCTTGAGTAGTGATTGAGCTTCGCCAGTTAGCTGTTCAGCAAGTGCCAACATACGTTCCTGTTCATCCTTTCCGGATCGAGTGGTTTTAGAGTCATCGAAGAGATTACGAATGGTAGATGGAAACTCAAGAATATCCAATCGACGCAAGGCAAGAGCAATCGTACTTTTTGCAAGAGCATGCAGTAGTAAATCCTTCATCTCCTGATTATCAACGACACGTTCAAAGTAACTGGTCATTCCTTCATCCAACACTTCTTTCTGAAGTGGAATAATCCGGAAGAAAAAGAGATAAGAAAGGTCAATCGAATATAGGAAATCAAAGTCCTCTGCAGTCTGAATCCGAAGAGAGGAAAGCAGTTTGCAGTAACGGGAATTCTTCCATTCTTCCAGACTGTCCTCCTTATTGAGTAACTGGATCAGCGTATCCATACCACTGAAGTAGTTCTCAATATAGGACCGACGCATGGCTTCCATCTCATACTTGTAGATGTCAACATCGGATTTTCGTTGTTTGACAACATCAAACACTAACTGTTTGGCAAGTGTTAAGTTGGCCATTGCAGTCAGCAAGGCATCATGTATTTCTCCATCCCTCTTGAGAACTATGTCATAGACTTCTTTAGAAAGTATAATGCATATCTGCTTCCGGGCAGAAGATGCCGAACTATTGAGATCCTTAAACTCAATGTTCGTTTCCGAATAGGGTGCATAATGACGAAACTCAGTCAGGTTTTTAAATAGCTCTTCTAAAATGATCATGATTCTTGCTGATTTAATCGTTCGTTTGGTTTAACATCTTCTTGACGACTTGGAATTTCCCGGTAAAATCCAAGTCTATAACCTTGCTTATACAGTGCCGGGAAGTTGATTTGAATAGCCCAGTTAAAAGGCTCACAGCAGATTTCTTCGTCTGGAGTAAGGGACATCAGGTAGATCAGATAGTTGTAATAAGCGTCGGATCCGGACTTGGATATCACGCCATCTTTTCCAACACTGGAGATAGAGGAGTCGAGTCCGACACTTGATAACAACACTTCATCAGCACGCTTATCATAAGAAATCAACGATTCGATGTACTCTTTGTATTTCAGGTCTACTGTTTCAATTTTCCAGCGTTCTTCTTCGGTACCACCGCTTTTAAAGCTGATTGTTGCATAAGCCTTCCCCTGGTTATCAGCACCGGAGAGATATTGTGAAATCTTGCGGAGCTCGGACTGGATATACTTAATCAGTGTAGACTCTTTGAACTCGGTACCTATATCGATGCCATTAAATACATATAGCTTCACTCCGTCCTTATTCCGCTTCTTATTTTCATCACAGAGCTTCTGGATCTGAGTGCGCTTGGCGTTTATCCAGGCATTAGGGATAATGATGTGGATTTTGGCTGCCAGGCTATTGCGCAAAAAGGAGTTAATATACCGAGCTGTCGCATTAGAACCTCTGATATATTCCTTAGTGCCTTCATGCGTTTCATTTACACCATAGAACTCATCGACTGACTTCTCCCGGTGATGCGAGATGGCAGCATACTTATAATTGGCAACTTCTGCCAGGTTAAATTTCGGGTAAATCTTGAAGTTGGATATCCCATAGTTCCAACGTCCAACAGCGATAAAGCGGAAATCACGATAGTACACCAGGTCGGTAGCGACATCCTTTTTTGTCGTGGCCAGCCTACAATTTCTATTCTCCATTGTCTCAATACCGGCAACAGGCAGTGCCCCCAAATTTCGGCCTACGGAGAATCGCCATTTCACAAAGTAGTCACGAAAATAATAGAAGTCTTTAATAAGAGCTTTAGCCACCTCCTTATAATCGCTTTCAAGTCCACGGTCCTTCCAACTATCCAACCAATTCATGATCTCCGGGCACTCAACCCATTCACGCTTAAACTTGCCATCGGCAAACACAGTCTGGTACACTGCCGGTCCCTTTCCGTACAGCATATTCGCCTGTTTAGTGATAAGCCGAGGTAGCAGACGATTCTTCTTGAGATCAGCTGCCACCTCCTCACACTTCATGTTGTTATAGCCACGGCTACACACTTGATAGCCATTAATAGATTGCCACTGCATATCAGGTAATGGATTGTAGTCTCCTACAGAGAAGCCTGGATCATCCATACCGGTACGGGGATTGTCCCCAACCTGAAATGATATTACATTACTTTCATCGATGTAGCAACCATAGTCACCTAACATCTTTACATCACTCATAACCAGTCGATTTTATGTAGTTTAAAATTGTCCTGTGGAAAGCCCATATATCGGATCAGGATCCTGTAACACATCTTTGGCTCTCCATCACCATCAGTGAAGAGGAATAGATTCTCTCCATCGATACTAAACCTTTCATGTGGTAACTGAGTCCGAAACTTACATCCCTCTCGAATCACCAGTTTGGCCGATGCTTCACCCTTCTGCCTCGAGTAAGAGAAGAAAGCAATCGTAAAGCACCCATCAGGCAACTTCGATATCTCTTTTGCCCATTGCAGTGCATGCGGTCCTGTCATTGTCGTTTCCATGCTCGAAAATACCTGTTTCTGAACCTCCCAGAAAGGACCGGCGGGATGGCACCCTCATATTTCCAGCCAAAGACCGAAAGCTGCACCTCATTTCGAATTATCAGCGGGGCGTGGAGATAGGGAGCTGATGAAAAAAAAGAAATAAACTTTTGAAATGTGATAATATTCATTTTCAACAAGTTATCATATTTTTCTATGTCAAACAGGGCAATTATTATAGATAATACAAAATTTTTTAGGTGCACCGAACTTATTATATAGAGAAATTATCAGGTAAATCAGTCGGAATTGAGGATAATTCAGCTTGAACACGGTCGCCATAACGTCCAAACAGCAAGTAAATAAGTGCACTTGGTATCTGCGTTGTGAGACCCGCTTGAAGTTTAAGCGGTACTTTTACCTCAGATGTTTTATCAAGCTCTATACGGCCATCCGTTTTTTTGAGGGGCGACAGCATGATAGCACTACAAAGGTTCTTACATTCGTTTTCATCAATAAGAATACGGGGCAATGCGTTACTGCGATTACCGAATATAAGAAGCAGGAGCTTAAACTGCTGCCAATGGTAGACAGTTGCCTGACCCTCGTTCATCAGCTCAACAGTAAAGCCATAAGACTCCAATTCCCGCTTGAGAATACGGGAGTCGGTGGTTATCTTTTCCAAATCTTCTTTTTTCTTGTTACCGGCACGGTCAGGATAGAGAATAATGTGTTTATTGACAGCATCCTGGCCGAAGAACTCGTAGAACTGGCGGGCAAGTTCCGGCTGTTCGTCCGGATAATAACAGAAGAACTCCTTCAGTATCCTGAGTTCCGAACCGTAGTCCTTCTCCTGGCCAACGGTCAGGCTGGAGAAATGTCCGGGATCATAACCGACGAGCAGCTCGTCGCGCTTATTATAGTGCTTCAGGTAACGTGCTGTTAAGATGAAGTGATCCCGGAGATCAAGTTTCAGGATGGACTCGTAAATGTAACTATCGGCAAACTGATGTAAGTCCTTTTTAAAGTTAGCAAAAAACTTGTTTACAACTTCTTTGTGCCGGATAGCACAGATAGAAGTCAGAAACTCGTCAATATCAAGGGTTTCAATCTGAGTTTTGAAGAATTTAGGACCTAATATGTCTTTGTTACAAAATGAACTGGCACGCACGTACAACGTAGCATTACGACGCATATCGGCAAGACGAGGTTTCCAGAGTGCGAGTGTACGTTCTACTTTCTGAAGCTCGAGGCGGATGGCTTCAAGAATAACCGGATTGGTAGTTTGTTTTTGTTGGGCAAACAGTTTGTAACGCTTGTACATAGCTGCATTTACATGAAGGGAAACTATAGCTATTTCCTCAAGAAGTGCCTGGTCGATATTGTTTTCGTATTCTTCGAACCAGTCATCTTCACCAAGATCCACACGAGCTGTATCGGAAACACCGGTTACACCCTGATAGTATTGAGACATACGAATCTCGGCAGAGGATCCACGAAGTGACGGGAAGAGTCGTGTCTTCAGTTTCTCACCTTTGTTGTGCTTCATTTCCTCAATAAAAGCATGTACACCTGAACGACCGGCAACAGATTCCGGCTGGTCGGAACTCACCATCTGCAAATGATGACCATCGCGAAACAGGATGCTATGTTTCGGGTATGCAATAGGATAACGTGGATGACGGAAGTGAGAAGGTATCTTTGCCTCTCCAACAACATAGTCTATCCCGTACTCCAACATCGGACGAACACGTCCGGCAACAGTTACCGGTCGGGAAAAATATGCTTGAATATTAGGCCAGACGTTTGTCATCAAAGCAATATATGTTTTGTGCACCAGGAAAGAAAGTTCTCCGGGCATATCATTGGCAACCCGGATAATACGTGGTCCCATAACTCCTTCAGTTTTGCCGACCGCACGGGCACCTTCAACAAATATATTGTTAGGATCCAGCACATTCACCTGAATCTGCATAGAGTTCATGTAGTAACGTTCGAACTCAACTGTAGCATCGAAGGTATTATCGCTACAAGAAAGACTGTCCCGGGATTGAGAATAAAGTTCTATCGACATAGTTATTCTTCATTGACTTCAGTAAACTCAGCCTCCTGGATATCGGCATCACGCAGGAGACGTTTTTTCTCTTCCTTCTCGATCGGAAGTTTATCAATCAGATTCAAATAGAATCCTTCGTTGTGTTTGGATGCAATTTCTTTCAAAGATTTCTTAGAATATCCAAGTTCTTCAGGAGTGATCTCTGGGGAAATAAGGAAGACAACACCAAGATCACGATCGGCTTCAGCAATCTCCGATGCCCGGCGACGACACTCGGCAGCAGCATCGTAACACTGTTTCTGAGTTTTGTAGTCACCACGGACAGCGGAGAGTTTAGCCAGGTCCTCGTATTTATCCGCATAGTTTGACTCCCATACTTTGATAGATACATTATTATCAATCGAAAAGTAGTTGATGGCAGCATATATACGTGCTTTACAGGTGCGTTCATCAAGATTAAGATGCTGTAAGGCATTAATACGCTGCTTTAATAATTTAGCAGCACGGGTAATGTTCCGTTCGTATTCGTATATTTCAGCAGCCCACTGCAGCTGCTTGAGGAAGAGTTGCACATCAGATGGTATGCCATCGCTCTTCCCGGAAACCAGGAAAGCAGATATCATGTCCGGATGTATCTTATCAAGTATATCAAGTTGTGTCATACGCCGAATAAATTCTTTCGAAGTTCAAGTTCTATACGTTCATTTTTGCGGGTTTCCAAAGCGGTAATAGCATCAATCTCGCCAGCTTCAGCACGTTTTGCCAACTCTGCATCAATATTATACTCACCCAAAGCACGCCCATTGCTGTAGGCATCGTTGTAAACATCACCAGGAAGACCGATACGAATGGTAAGAGCAATTTTCTCTTTACCTCGTAAACCAAGGAGGTTACAGATACGTTCTGCTGAGTAACCAAGTGCGCCAAATGTGCGCACTTGAGATACATATTCATCACCAATTAAAATGGCTTTATCCACATCGGAGGTTGGTGTCAGTTCTGATTTCATACGATAATTTTTAAAGTTTCCTCAGATGTAAGAAGTTCCCCAGAACGAATTACCCGGACGGGCTGTTCCGGGAACATAGACCGGTACCGATGAACTGTGCCTGAAACATAGCGAGGATCTATTTCCATAGCATGGCATATACGGTCAGTCTGTTGGCAAGCCATCAGAGTAGAACCGGATCCGGAGAAAAAGTCGGCAACGATCTGACCGGACACACTGGAATTACAGATGGGATAAGCCATCAAAGCAATAGGTTTCATTGTCGGATGGATGGCATTGCGTTGGGGTTTATCGAAGTTCCAAACAGTGGTCTGCTTACGATCGGAGTTCCAGTAGTGAGCAGCACCAGGTTTCCATCCATAGAGGCACGGTTCATGCTGCCACTGATAGTCCTGCCGTCCCATGACCATGGAGTTCTTTACCCAAACACAGCATTGGGCTATTTTGAAACCAGCTTTCCGAAGAGAGGCCCGGAAGTTCTCTCCTTCGCTATCGGCATGGAAAATATAATAGGATCCGCCAGGTTTCAATATAGAAAACATAACTGCGAACACTTGCTTCAGGAACGTAGCAAACAGATCATTCTCCATGGAATCGTTTTGGATAGTCAGTTCCTCCTCAGTCCCACCCTGATAGGCAACATTGTAAGGTGGATCGGTGACAAGCAAGTCAGCATGCTGTCCGTCCATCAACGCAGTGACATCCGATTTTGAACGGCAATCACCACACATTAAGCGATTCTTTCCAAGTAACCAGATATCTCCTGGTTGTGTAAAAATGGAGTTGGTATCGTCTTCTGTAGGAACAGTGAAGTCAATGGCATCTTCGTGGATATCGGTTGATTCGTGCTCGGATCCGAATAGCGGAGCAGCTGCCTGACCGAAGTCGATGGTCTTCACTTCATAACCCAGATTGAACCGGGAAAGAGTATCGGTATCGATATTGTACTTTTTGAATAGCAAAGTGTCCGGGTTCTTAGTGGCAAACTCAGAGTTGTAGGCAGCTATTTCCTCGACTGCTTCTTTTTTATCCGCTGCGAAGATTGGTTCATACGGAATCTCCGGGATGGTAAAACCGGATTTACGCAGAGCAAGCAGAGCTTTCCTCCGTTGATGGGCATCAATAATCCAGAGTTTTCCATCAGAATCCTTCCAGGCTTTAAATGCATACTTAAAGCCACGAGTGATGATTAGCATCTGCAACTTCGATAACTTGTCAGGATCCGACTTCTTGAAGTCCTCCTGAAGCTCTAAGAATGAATCCAGCGGGGCAGTCGGAAGGCCACCCAAATTAAATACTTCTATTAGCTTTTCCATGATTAATTTTTATTTGTTGTTGATTCGAGAATTGCTTTGAAAATGGCTTCTCGCTCTCGATGACGACGAAGGTTTTCTTTGTCCTGGGCACGCCGACTTTCACGGTCGACACGCTTCAGATAGGATTCGTATCTACGGATGTTATCAAGTACATTCTTGTGATATCGCAAGAATTCCTGCGGGTTCTTCCGAAGAAGTTCCTCCAGTTGTGCTCTCTCGGACTGGTGGATGATTAACGGATGTTTGTACTTAAACTTCCCAGTGTCGTTGAACGATTGCAGCTCTTCGAACGCCAGAAGATTCCGAATGCGGAGCTCTGCCATATCAGTGACAGCTCTTTCGGTCGGGTTCTTGTCCAGCTGCTCGTCGAGCTGCTTCATTTGTTTCCAACTTACGATTCGGTCGTTGTAGAGGATCGTGGCCGTTTGGATTTGTGGGTCAGAGAGGTTGTCCCAGTCGATTTTGGGGTACTCTTCGTGCTTTTGAACTTTACCATTTTTGGTGTAGTAACGGCTTTTTTTTTCTCCTCTTCAAGGGCAGCTTCCGCACTTTCTGCTCGTTCTTCAGCTTCCTCTGCACGAAGTTCTGCTTCCTCAGCACGCTCCTCGGCTTCTTGAACACGCTCTTCAACTTCTTCTGTATGAAGTTCCGCTTCCTCAGTGCGCTCTTCGGCTTCTTCTACTTGATTAGTTACCTCAGACATCTTATCAGGTTGTTCCGGATTAGGGTATGGAGTTTGCTCAACAGTACGCCGGTTATTACGAATTTCATCACGTTCTGCAACATCCAGCAGCGCATATAGGATATCATCAGCATACCGCTTCGGATTGCGTGAAAACATACTCAATGTTGATAGTCCGGGTTGCTTCTTACGCAGAAATTCAAGATCCTGCTCTGCAGCATCCGGATTGCGAAGCTCCGCATAATGTTTTTGTTTTTCTTTGAAGGAATACATATAGATAGAGTTTATGGGCGGATCACTCCGCCCAGGTAAGTATTATGCTGTCTGGATCCGGCTACCAGGAACCTCGACAAGAGTAGTAGTGTCCATGATTCGGAATGTAATCTGTGATCCTGCCTTAGCAGTCCATGTTGCACCATCCTCGAGGACGAATACGGTACCATCGGCAATAGTAGCCGCTTTATCGGTACCGGTTCCTTCAAGCGTGATATACCGGCCTTTATCGTTGGCAGTCACTCCAGAAATAGCATTGATAGCATAAGTTGCTGCTGATCCGTTCGGTATTTCATAACGGTTGCTCTCCGGTTTAATAGCCAGTGTCTTAGCATCAACTGTATGATTAGTTGCCGGGGCACGAACGATATCACCGACATATTTACAATACTGATCGATAGATGTACGTTTGAAAGTAAAGGTTACATAACGGCCATCCTTGTCATTCTTCGCTTCGAAAGATTGAAGGATCATCGGGCGATCATACTCACCGATAATGTACCACTGATCCTCACCTACTTCTTTAAACAGGATTACAAATTTACTGCCGGCATGCTCTTCGATGAAATTAAGCAATTGATCGCGCATGCCTCCCATAATTATTGCGAAGTTATTTTCACCGGAAGTAGTGATATCCCCTTTCTCACCGGTTGCGTTGTAAGTAGGAATATCGTGTGCTTCAAAGTATTGCATGTATTGTCCTGCCTTCATCGGAATAGTACTGACCTCTCTATTGGCATTCTTCTTCGGAAAGCGCACATTATCATTTATCTGAGAGAGTTCTATCAAGTAGACTTTATAGGCAATGTTAGAGCCATGTGTTTGACGATCGGATACGTCATTAACGTTACCAATTAACATCATTGAGGCAAATGTCGTACCACCTAAACCAGGCATACAGATATGTGCGGATGCTGCCGGATCCAAGAAGAGCCATGCAACGAATGCAATAGCGAATAGTACCATTAGCGAGAGAAAGAAGCGGGTTTGCAACTTGCGGGCAGCCCGGTATCCTTTCATTGAATTTGAAATTTTTCTTGCTTTCATATTTTTGAATTAAATGTGATTTAAAAAAGAAAGGGCGGGCATTACACCCGCCCCAACCAAAACTAACTAACCTATTGAAACACAGAAATGGAAAAGTATTATCTTACACCAGGAAGATTGGGCTGAAGGTCTGCATTAACCTTACGTACACCTCCGACACAACGTTCAAGTTCCCGGAAGTTACCACCCTTATTCAGTACCACCATAATATAATCCCCCACTGCTGTCGGTGTATATGCTTCCGAAATCTCAGCAAACTTGCCAGTTTTCGCAATGGTAGACGCATTGGTTGTGGATCCACACTCAATAATGTATCCAACTCCGGCTTTAGCTCCAGTGATATCAGTAATCACTGTTGCCTTAGAATTCTCGACTGTTTCTTGCCAGAATCCTTTCGATGCAGTGATTGTAGTGGCATCAGCATCAACATTGACAGATGGCTTGTTCATGAATATCTGTTGCCATTCATAGTTGTTAGCAACCAATTTTGCACGGGTATCGAATCGACGCCCAACGAATGCCGCAGCAAATCCTTCTTTCCATGTAGACCAAGCCTTGACAAGTTCCATATCTTCCTTGACCTTGATAGATAGCATTTCACCGGGAATGTACTCAAGGCACTGTAGGTTTCCGGGAACGTCCATCATCATGAAAGGTATCTGTCCGAGATAAGGCAGCCAGATAATGCGCTGACTCGTATCAGGAACCACATACAGATAGCTATTAGGGCCTGTAAAATCGGTATCCTTACCATACTTGGCACGTACATTCTTAATCCACCAGGGTTGGTGTGTCTTATTCAGATAAAGAACGTGTTGATCCAGATCCATATCCTCGGTACATGATGCTACAACATCGGCATGAAATTCCTGAACCGCATCCAACATATTAGCTTGAGTGTAGGAGCGATATGCTGCATCGTCATGCAACAGGATTTTGTTTTCATGATGATAACGGATCAATGTATGAAGGAGTCCCGTAGAAGAGTTCAGATAAGAACCGGCAATACCAGTTTCCGGTTTAACATAGATACCACGCATACGGCGTTTGTTCTGTTCAACTTGTGCCGTTTCCAAAGAATTCAAGATACAGAACTCGATCATAGACCACTTGATAGGATCGGAACCTTCTTTATTGAGGTAAGCAATGTATTTACGTTCCAAGTCCTTCATCGGACCGAACTTCATTTTGATCATTGCATCGTCAACATGGCCCATCTCGTTTTCAAGTTTCATGTCACCCTTGAAGACTTCTCCCTGCTGATAAGCCTGAGAAACTTCAGTGAAGAATGCATTGAACACAAGGTCATGATCCTGAATTCCATAGCGAACCGGGAAGTACTGAGTCAAGTCGCGTTTGCTTAACACCCGAGCAATCAACTGATCCTGACGCAAAACGACATGCTGGTTACCGACTCCGGCTGTATCAACACCTTCATAATTGGTAGAGAACTCACCCGCTGCGAGCTTCTTTACATCCAGCATATGGTTTTGATGCAGATAGCTATATCGTTTCTTCAATGAAACGGAGTAGCTAACCACTTCTTTACGGAAAGAGGCACCTTCTTCGTTCTCTTCCGGATCTTCCATAGCTGCAGCTATACGAGGGTTGGCAGCAATCTTATTCCAACGGTTGTTCATTGAGAACATAGGATGCTCAATTCCAAACAAGAACTTAGCGGTATTTCCCGGTCCATTAAACTGAAGATTGGAAGCTGTAGCAACTGATACCGGGATATCGGCTGCCGCCTGATTTTTCAAACCATCAACAATGGCCTTAACCAATCCTGCAGACTGAGCTACTGTTTCCGGAGATGCCGGAGATGCATTCTGAGGTTTGTCATTAGTGGAAATGCCATTGTCGCCTTCCGGTCCCGGATCACCGTGATGACAGTTAAGATCCTTGCGAACGATAATAGAATCCAAAATAGCCTGAGCCTGATTCATCGCTTCCTGATCAAGAGGGTTCTGATGTGAAGCCTGGTCAGCAGCCATGTCATCCTGAAGGGTAACTTGAAATTCTTTTTGATAAGCATCAACAATGGCTTTCCAATCTTCATTGGTAAGCTCCTTGGATGTTGCCTTATCAACCAGATTTAATGCTTCAAGTACCTTTCTAAATTTTTCTTTTACATTCATACTGAATAGATATTATTAATTATATTAAATTGAGAGCACGCTGTTTCAAAGCTTCATTAGCGAGATATCCCTGAGCAAGTTGGTAAGCTGCAACCAGGGCTTGTGGAAATGTGGAAATACCATCAATTAGACCATTCTCGATGGCGTGATTCGTATCAAATGTTTCTCCACGGAAGACCGGATCGTCTTCAGAAAGATCGGTCAACGTCGAACGGCAAGATCTTACCTCTGAAATAAATTGCTCTGCGAGAGGATTAAGTACATCTTTACGATACTGTTCCGGATGACCATCAATCAGGTCCTCTACCTTTTTATTCTTGAGGTCAGATTGATCCGCTTTAACTCGAACGACTTTAAGACCTAACTTTTCATAGTATCCCTGGAAATCAAGATACTCGAGCATGGTGCCGATACAGCCAATCTGATCGTTCCTGGTTAGAGCATGGATAGTTGTACCATGGCAGGCAATGTAATAGCCGGCAGAAGCACATACATTCTCAATGAAAACGAATACAGGCTTGGCAAGGGAGCGCATGGTTTCGGAGAGCCGGTCAAGATACCAAGCTTCACCACCTGGAGTATTCACATGCAGGAAATGACAAGCAATGGCCGGATTGGATTCCGCAACAAGAAGATCCTGCTCGAACTGTTTAGTAGAAAAGTACCAACATGAAGTAGCAGTAACGAAGCCCCAAACACGATGATACGCTATGCTTCCTTCAGGAAGATCGTCAGCGTGAAAGTCATCGGTAACATTGATACCCTGCAATTCAGAGTGTGCAGCAAGTTCCTGCTTCAATACATTCAGGACTTTTGTGGAGATCTCCTTATAAGTAGGTGGCTCCTTAACGATGAACAGTGCTCCTGGAACAGGACCGTCATTAGATAATAGAGGGAAACAGTCCATCATCGCAGAGTTATAGCCCTCTGCGGTGATGAATAGCTTACTTGAAAGAAGAATTTGTCGAAGGAAAGTTCTGTTCATTACATATCTTTTCAGCGAAGATATGGTATGAACAGAAGGCTATGAAGGACGGTATTCAGCGAGAAAATGGGGATTGAAGCATTTTGCATTCGATTTTCAACCTGGCCGAATTAAGATATGGGCAGATGGAAACGATTGCAGGCAGATCATTATTACCCAACACAACTTTCCCATTGGAAGTATCAGTGAGCTGTACAGTCACTTTTCGTCCCGAAGCAAACTCCTGAAGGGTATCTTTATCCGGTCTATCAATTACAATATCCGTACTACAATTAAATAGGTTGCCGGCAGATGAATTTTCGATGGTAGGAGCCAATGAAAATTCATCGGCAATAAACCGGTAGCTCTCCTTTCGCATCTTTGTGCATGGAGTTACTAAAATATTGATGGATAGTTCTTTCATATACATTTTATTAAATTGATAATCAACAAGTTCGCCACACGACGGACATTTTATCCCCTATTTATGGACAAAACAGGTAGTTCGGTCGGTGATTTTTCAGGTGTTTTTTAACTTCTTTTTATACTCTCGCCGTTTTTCCCGTTTTTTAAGGTTCTCCCGCCATCTATAGAAGTTCTTTATAAGGGCATCTTCTGAAATGGAGTCAATGCTATAAGAACACAAGAATTTGTGAACAACGTCGATGTTGTTATACTTATGCCCATTCTGGTCATTCTCCAGAAGTGTTGAATGTAACTCCCAATTCAACATACGTCCCACTTCCTGTTCAATAATCCTGGCTGATCTGGGAGAAAGGAAGTTATAGACTTTAGGATCCTTCCCAATGCGACGTTCAGGAAGCACGAAGGTCAGGTTTCCATTATCAACAGGGGATTGATTGCACTGTCTTTTTGCCATCAATGTCCAAACGATGTGATATAAGTCCGTATTATCTGGGATTTTTAAAGGTTCATCCGCACCATTGTTGTATTTTCCGCGCAAATACTCGGCTAAGTAAGGTTTGATTTGAATGCTCGTTGTAATCATTGCTATGTTCTCTTAATATTATTTTGAAATAGTTTTTATTAGTTTTTACGTCCAACTGTCCAACCGTCCAACATAGGGGTTGAATCACAACTAAAGTTACTGATATTTATTTAGTTACGCAAATTTACCCAACTAAAGTTAGTGTTGGAGGACGTCCAACACGTCCAACAAACACCTATTTTGTTGGACGGAGCTAAATTTTCAACGTTGGATGGTTGAAAACAGTAAATCCAACACGTCCAACAGCGTCCTACAAAACAACAGATATGTAGGATATATATATAC